AACCGAACACGCAACGTGGATCACTAAAGCCGAAGCTGTAACGCTCACGAGCTTTGTAACGCATGTTGCCAGTGTCGAAATCAGGCTCCATTTGAGTGCTCAGTGCGAGACGCTCAAAGTGTTTGAAGCCGTTCGGGGCATCCGTTTTGATGAAGAACGCATCCGTGTCGGTCAGGTAGTCGTTGACTACATAACCTTCAGGCAGCATGCCTGATGACTTGATAGCGTTGATATCATTGTCGGCTGTACCTACCCGTAGGTTTGATACAAGCAGACGTTCTGCAACGAATTGCAACTGACGTGGGATGATCAGCTTCATGCCACGAAGAGCAACAATCAGGCCACGCTCATCAACGAAACCAGCAATGTTGATCAGAGCGTCTTCCAAAGAAGTTTCGTTCAAATCAGCAGCTACTGATGGTTCGTTGGCGAAAGTGCCGCCTGATGTCAGCGGGTGTGATGCATCACAAAGAGCAACACCGTCACCACCAGCAAATGCGCCAGCAGAGAATGCGTTGTTCAGGATTGATGCAGCTTTAACCTGCTTTGTGTGTGCCATTGACCGTGCGAGTGCACGAGTGTAGCGAGAGGCCAGACGATCATACAGATTGTCTTCAACAGCTTCTTCAGTGATTGAGAAAGCCATTGCTACTGTCTCGTGGTTGTACCGAGCAGTGTAAGCTTCTTGTGCATCGTCGTAAGATACACCTGTGCCTTCACCTTTAGTCGGTGCAGCCCCGAAACCCGACAGCATAACTTCTTCCTCGAATGCCCGATCTGATGACTCGGTGTCGAAGATTTCAGCATGCTGGCCTTCGTAGCGACCATATTCCATACCAAAGAGAGCGTTTAGACCCGGCTCTAGTTCTTTGGCGAGTTGTGCGCGAGAAATAGCCATTATCTACACTCCCTTATGAAATAGCGGCTTCAGAATTAGACTGAAGCAGCGCGTGATTGTTAAGCATCACAATCATAGGAATACCAGCGGCAGTGAAGTCGGCGTTCTCAGCGTCATCAAGAATGCCAACAATCTTCAAAGGAAGAGAGGCGTCAGATGCGTCGAGAGTTGCGACATCAAGCTGTGCGCTAGAAATGCCTGTGGTTGTGCTACCGCTTGCACCATTGTTGAACTGTGAGTTCTCAAAAATGGCTTCAACAGCAGTTGCTTTGTTAGTGATGGTAGCGTCTGTCGCAATTACAAAGCGCTGGAGCGGGTTGTCGTACACATATCCGATGATATCGAAGTTTGTGTCGGCACCTGAACCGGGCCAGTAGTTTGAGAAGACTTTCTTACCAGTCGTAGATGATACATATTCACAGCCAGCAAAAACGCCAACGGGAGCTTCAGTATCGCCGGATGCAGAACAGATAACGATTTCACCACCGTTATCGGCCTTTACCATTGATCCCTGATAGATCGCGCTAGCGGCGCTGTCGATGAAGTATGCATTAGTACCTTGAGTAGCTGGTGCGCTACCTGCGGTATTAATCGGCTTGAGGCCGAAGGCAACATTAGTGTTTGCCATTACTTACTCCTTATCAGATTAAGGGGACTAATCTTTGCCCCCGAATGATACACGACTTTGCCTATCGTTATGGATAGGCATTGAGGGATGTTGTTCCCTCATCAGGTTATCGTCAACGGCCTTCATTTGATTGCGGGTCTGCTCCCGATAATACTCAGTTCTTTCTTCAACCGTTTCTTCTGGGATCCGTGCAAGCATTAAACCGCCTACACCAATAACCCCAGCATTTCTACCTTCATCAATCGTTGGAAACTGATCAGCCAGATCTGGATATTCATCCGCACGAACTGGTTCCCATCCTTCCCGAAGCTTTGCTGCTACATTTGTACGATCATCTTCCCCGCGAATTGAAGTGCGGATCCAACGATGCTTGTAGCCTGCTGGTGCTTCAGGTGCTGCCAACTTTGATGGCGGTGTCCACGGCTTGCGCCGTGTGGTTTTTGCGCGTGATGTTGATTCGCGTGTATTTCTATCAGTCATATTCTTACTCCTTGACGTACTTTGCATATTCTTCAAGCGGAACATTCAAGCGTTTCGCAATGGCAATTTGCGAAGGCGTAAGTTTGACTGTTCTGCGCCCCTTTTTAGACGACTTAGAAGCCGTGGACTCCGCAGAAGCGACTCGGGGTCCTGCGTCACGAACTGCTTCCTTAAACTTGTGCGGGAACTCAGTACGGACACGTCTATCTAGCTCAGTATAATACTCATCGGACGTTGGGTCAAACCCCTCATCCTCAATTAGTTGCCTATGGATACCAAAAGCAGCATATGTCATGGTCTGATCAGCGCCAAACCATTCATTCTTCGATGCCCAAGCTTCGGCTTTCGGATCAGGTTTAGCTGGTGCCTGCTGTTGCGGGGCAGCTTGTGGTGCTCCAACGGGCTGTTGTACCTGCTGTTGACCACGCTCTTTGATCTGATCGTACTTTGCCTGCTCCATAGCCAGCCGACTAATGTTCTGCTGGGCCTCAAACATGGCATCAGCATCACCTTCGTCATATGCTTTCTTGTATGCTTCTTTAGCAGCGATTACTTGAGACTCTAGTCGAGTGCCAAACTCACCTACATAAGACTCATCTAACTTGTTTAGCCGAGCCTGTAATTCTTCGTTTTGCTTTTTTACGCCTTCAGCATACTCTAGCGCTGCTTGACGTTGCCGCTCTTCTTCCCGGTATTTACCAGTAAGTGTGCGAATACGGCGCTGAACAGATTCCGAATACGATGCGAGTTCGTCATCATCGTTATCAGCCTTCTGCTCTGGCTCCTCGGACTCTGTGTCAACTTCCTGAGTCTCGACCTCTTGGGCCTCATCCTCAGTCTCAATGACTTCGAGTTCTTCTTTTTCTGCTAAATCAGGCATACTTAAACTCCGTATGTTTTGATATCATCTGGGTCGATGATGGTGGCAATGACTTCGTCGTCATTGATAATACGAACCTCGCCACCTTCAATGTTGAAGCGAGATCCAGCGTAGCGCCCAATACACACCCAATCACCTTCCTTGCACCACGGCTCACAATCGTCGCCGAACTTGTTAGGATCTTGATATGCTAAAGGGCCGACCTTTACGACATAAGCTACGGTTGTCGCACGGGCTTCTTTTTCACGAGCGGCATCAGGAATGTAAACGCCGCCGTCAGTTTTTGATTTACCCATATATGGCATAACAAGAAGCCGCCAGCCTGTAGGCTGCGGTACTCGTTCTGCTATGGATTTGGATTTTGCAGCTTCTTCGGCCTGTTTTTTAGCGCGTTGCTGCTCAAGAATATAGTCAGGTACTAAGAGAGTCTTCGTCATAGTTAGCCTTTTTTAGCAGGGTTTGAAGTTCGTCAAGGGCGTAAGTGAGTCCCTGTATCTCACCTATCCTTGCTTTGTAGTCTTCCCAGTCGGAAGCACCACCACTCGTAATAGATAAACTAATGTCATCTACACGATTTCTCAAGGCTTTTTGATACCTTGAGACAAAAGAAACTACATCCATTTACATACCACAGTTGCAATCAGGTTTCCCGCAGTCACATGGGCCTTCTTCACCCGGCAAATCCGACATCGGACCGCCTTCAGCCCACTCTGCACAACTGTTCTTAGCACTGCACATAAACTTTAGCAACTGACAATAGCCAACTTCACCAGACTCATCCTTCATGCATTGCTGCATATGCTCTGTAATATTGAACACGGAACATGTTCCACAGCTTTCTTCTGGGTTGATTGCTGGGCCATACTGATTTTCTTTCACAGCAAGACGACGGTTCTCTTCGTTTGTCTCCACATCTTGCGTAGCAATCGGGCAGGCTTCTTCCATTTTCTCAACAGGCATGCCATCCTGAATAGCTTTGCTCAAGTCTATACCATCTGGAATAAGTTTGATTTCAATCTTCATATCTACACCTGTGTGTTCGACATGCCAAATGGCCCTGTCATTAATCCTGTACCTTGACCAGCACCCGCATATTGTCCCATCAATCCTGTAACACCCGGCTGTGTAGGCTGGTTAAAGTTCATGTACGGAAACAGTTGCTTCCTTAACTGATCTGCTCCAACACCGCCATATGCCACATACTCAGAACCAACCATGTCTTCGATTGGGTTAAATGCTGGTGGTACAATCTGCTGTACTTGTGCAATTTCTGGGCCGTCTCCGTCGTCGGGTCCCACTACATCGGCAGGGCCTATTTCTGCTCCAAATGCTTTTCCTATGCTTGTAGCCATAGTAGCAAAACCAAAGGCTGGAGAAATAAACCCTAAAAGAGACTGAGGATTTTCGGCTACAAAGTCTGCGATACCGCCGAACAACCCCGTATCATCTGGGGCTGCGGTAGCAACATCTGTGTCATGCGACCCATAACCATACCCGGTATCGTCTACGTTTCCTTCGGTGCCGGGACCACCCTGCGGACCGCCATGTGCTTCGGCTGCATCACCCATTACTTACACCCTGTATACTTCATGCCTTGAATAGCAATGCCACCGCCACGGGAACGCTGTTCCAGAATACCCATAGCTCTTAGCTGGTCTTCACTAGCTTCTCTAACTGGAAGTGTGCCGGGATTTTCAGTTTGATCCTGCTTGGCTTTTCTATCCCTGTCTTCTATTTTTTTCTTCCTGACAGGTGACCGCTTGGGTAGTTTCATTTTCTTCTTGTCAGACATCGTACCAATCCTTGTGTCTTCGGTGAATATGCGCTCTGCATCCTCGTAGCGCTGCATCCTTTGACGTAGCTCTGGGGAATAACTGTCTAATATTTCAGAGCCACCGTCTTTGCGGCGACGACCCTCACTAATAAGTTTCTGTGCCTGATTACGGCTCAAACCCATGTCTTTTGCAAACTGATTAACTCTTGGTCTTGCCATAACTAATAATCTCTTCGATTGTTCTACCGCACCCGATACATCTTATACGATCTTCGTCTAAGACACAAATCCCAACACAAGGGCTCTTACTTTGTTTCATGGCCCATCCACACAGCAAAGGCACCTGTCATTGCACCAACTACCGTAGACACAAAAGCAGTCTGCTGTGTCGTAGCCGCTGGACCAAGATCCATGAACCACTGTACAACCTGATAGGCCATTAATGTCATAGCCAGCATCATAGCTCTAGGTAGTAGCTTCCACGCTAGAATTCTTTCCATAGCAACGGTCATTTAGATACTCCCTTGAACTTTTCAAAGCTACGCATTCCACCCAAGCCGAGCATGCCCAACAACACAGTCATCAAGCTTTCCATATCAAAGGCAGGCATTGGTGGTATCTCGTAGCCCATATAAGCCACAACAAAGTCTGTCGCCGGAAATAAAACAAAGTGCGCCATCAACGCAATGCCACATGTCCAGCCGATGAAGGGACGCCAACCCGCCACAAATATACTACGGTGCTGGGCCTCGGCCTTATTCACCTCTAGCTGGCCCATTACCTGCTCGTGCATTTGCTTTTCAGCCATCGTGGCTATTTCGTGTGCCAGCTTGTTCTTCTGGTCTTTATCTTCAATAAACTTATCTAGCAGCCCTGTAACTGGCCCAATCAAAGCTTGAAGCATTACTTATCTCCCAACAACAGTTTAATTCTAGCTATCTCCAGTTCTAACTGATGCACCCTTCTTACTGTGTCCTGCACAGTCTGCGGTGGCTCAAAGTTGTCGATCCAGTCATCGTTTTCTTCAACCTCTTGCATAGTCAACTCAAGGTTGTGTTCCAGAAAACTAATACGTT